ATTGTCGGCCACGAGAGAACGTTCTCTAGGTTTAGGTGCTATGGGTTTCCATGCATTCCTACAGTCTAAAGGTATACCATGGGAATCAGCATTAGCCATTGGTCGTAACAAACAGATGTTCTCATTAATTAAAGAGCAAGCTGTTGCAGCAACCAAGGTTTTAGCGCGGTATGATATTAGGGACATCCCCCAGTATTGAACCTATTAAGTCGAATAGCTTTGTACATAAGACACGTATTGGTTCTCATTTAATTAAGAACAAATATTTGGAAGCTTTAATGGAAGAGCAACGTCTACGTCTTGGTAAGGATGAGGAGTGGTTAGTTAAGGAGTGGCGAGGCATAGGACATCATCAAGGTAGTGTTCAACATTTAGAATACCTATCAGATTGGGATAAGGATGTATTTAAAACTGCATTTGAATTAGACCAACATTGGGTAGTACAACATGCCGCAGATAGACAAGAGTATATCTGTCAAGGGCAATCAGTAAACTTATTCTTTCCTGCGGGCTCGGATAAGAACTATGTTAATACTGTACATATTAAGGCTTGGAAAGGGAAACTTAAAGGTTTATATTACCTACGTACTAGTGCAACATCTAGTGCTGAGAATCTTGGTAAAAGCGTAGTACGTGTAGCATTAAAAGACTTTATGGAGGAAGATGAGTGTTTAGCTTGTCAGGGGTAATATATGTTATTAGAAGAGAGTAAAGTTTATAAACCATTTAAGCATGCTTGGGCTGTAGAGTATGCAGAGCAACATGAAGATTTACATTGGACTGAGAAAGAGATTAACCTTAGTGATGATGTAACACAGTGGAAAGATGGCACCCTATCAGAGTCAGAGAAGAATCATATCACTCAGATACTTCGGTTATTCACTCAGTCTGATGTAGTGGTAGCAGGTAACTACTGCAACTACTATATACCTAAGTTCTTGAATAACGAGGTGCGTATGATGCTAATGTCATTCGCAGCTAGGGAAGGTATTCATGCGAGAGCTTATGCATTACTTAATGATACATTAGGATTACATGAGAAAGAGTATAGTACATTCTTAGAGTATGATGCTTTAGCTGAGAAAGTAGAATTCATGAAGGATGCTGATGTACACTCAATACATGGAACAGCTAAGTCATTAGCTTTAACCGTGTTCAATGAAGGTGTAAGTCTATTCAGTGCATTCGTTATGTTATTAAACTATCAACGTATGGGTAAGATGAAGGGTATGAACACCGTCATCGAGTGGTCAATTAGAGATGAGACATTACACACAGAGGGTATGTCACGTTTATTTAGAGAGTTTTGTAATGAACATGGGAGAATTGTTAATGACAACTTTAAAAAAGAAGTTTAGTCATTGATCTTGCATACACGGCTGGTGATGTTGAAGGCCTCGATAAAGATGAAGTTAAAACGTATATTCGCTACTTGGCAGACAGACGTTTAATACAAATGGGTCTCAGAGGTAATTTCGGTATTAAGGAAAATCCTTTACCGTGGGTCGAAGAATTAACCAGTGGTGATAGTATGTCAAACTTCTTTGAGAAGACCGTGACGGACTATAGTGCCGTTGGTATGACTGGCGACATTGTCTGGGAATAATACAATAGTAGCCTATATCGTATACAGCTTAAGGTGTCGGTATAGGACTGATTTAACAGTACATCTTAGTGAGGAACTCGAAGCACTAAGAACCTAGAGGATTTATGGAATACTTACCCCCAAAGACCTTAGACTTATTAAGGCAATTAGAAGAGGCATATCCCGATAAGATAATAACTCGAGAATTATCTTCATATGAACAAGGGAAACAACATGGTGTGGTAGAATTAATACGGCACCTTAATATATTAAAAGATCAAGGAGAATAATGTGGGCGGATTATTTAGCTCAAAAACGCCATCAGTACCAGAACCTACTATACCTACTGCACCTGCAGAGGAAGCAACCTTTAAAGCAGGTGGTTCTGATGAAGCAGGCCGTAAGAAATTAAAGACACTGGCAACGGGTAAAAAACGCTTGCAGATTCCATTAACTAAAACTGGTGCAAAGGCTGCAGTTAATACAGGTGCATAATTATGGAAATGGATAGAATAAGCTTAAAAACCCGTTGGACTAAGCTAGACAGTGAGAGAACCGCTGTAATCGATAGAGCAAAACAATGTACTGAGCTTACTATTCCTTCACTACTTGTTGATACAGCACATACAGAAGAAGCAACACTCTCTACCCCTTACCAATCATTAGGCGCTCGAGCAACTAATAACTTAGCTAGTAAATTACTATTAAGTTTGTTGCCTCCTAATGCACCATTTTTTAGATTCGTACCTGATAAAATAGCTATGCAAGAAATTGAAGCTAGTCAACCAGGCTCTATGGCTCAGATACAAGAAAAGTTAGCGGATTTAGAACGAGGTTTAGCATCCCAGATTGAAAGAGAGGCTCTTAGAGTACCTATCTTTGAGGCACTTAAGTTACTAGTGGCTACTGGTAATGCACTAGTATACCGAGATGCAGAGGATGGTACCCGAGTATTTAACTTAAATGCTTATGTTGTTAAGAGGAGCCCCGAGGGTAACCTTAAAGAGCTTCTCACAAAAGAAGCAGTTACCAAATGGGACGTATGGCAAGAGGCTTTAGATACTGAAGTTCCTGGCACCCGTGGTTCTTATACTACAAAAAACTTACCTTATATACCATTAAGATGGACTGCTATTCATAATGAAGATTATGGCCGTGGTCTTGTTGAGCAGTACCTCGGTGATTTACGTTCCCTAGAGGCGCTCTCAATGAGTATTGTTGAGGCATCTGCAGCAGCAGCAAAGGTTTTATTCTTTGTTGACCCTGTAGGTTCTACACAGATATCTTCGGTAGCTAAAGCTGCCTCAGGCGCTATTATCAAAGGCCGTGCGCAAGATGTCTCAACACTGCAGGTGGATAAATCTCACGATTTAAACATTGCTTACCAAACGATGAATGATATTCAACGTAGATTAGCCTCAGCATTCTTACTAAATGAGAGTGCGCGCAGAGATGCTGAGAGAGTTACAGCAGAAGAAGTAAGGTTAATGGCTGGTGAACTTGAGGATGCCTTAGGTGGTATATACTCAATACTGACTCAAGAATTACAATTACCATTAATTAAATTGATGATGATTACTTCTAAAGTTAAGTTCCCTGAGGGCCTAGTGGAACCTGTTATTGTCACAGGTGTTGAAGCATTAGGTCGTGGTCATGATTATAATAAGTTAGTACAATTCTCGCAGACACTTCAGCAACTATTAGGCCCTGAGATATTCGCTCAGTATACTAATGTTGATGCAGTAATCGAGCAAATTGGTACAAGCTTAGGTATCGAGACCGAGGGTTTAATTAAATCTAAAGAGCAGATACAGCAGGAGCAACAACAAGCACAGCAAGCACAACTAATGCAACAAGGGTTAGGAGCAGCAGCAGAGTCTGGTGGTCAAGCCGCAGGAGAGCAGATGGGTGCCCAAGGTGCAGAAGCATTAATGGAACAGAGTGGAGGACAATAATGTTAATTAAAAAGTATGAAGAGGTGATGAAAAAAACACCTCAAGAGAGAATGTTAGAGGCACAGCGTAAAGCTGCTGCTCCTATCGTTACAGAAGTTAATATGCTGGAGGGCGAACACCAATGTCAGAAGAAAGTAAAAACCAAGAAAGCGAAGTAGTACTTACCCCTGAGGAACAACAGGCCGCACATGACCAAGCTATGGTTGCTAAGGTAGATGCACAAGCCGCTAATGTTGATACCACATTACAGACAGACCAAGAGGTTATGTTTGCAGGTAAGTATAAATCTGTGGAAGAGCTTGAAAAAGCTTATGAACATCTACAGAGTAAAATGGGTAAGCCAGAGGAAAGTACTGAGGAACCAGAGGTTCCTGAGGTAACTCCTGAGGCCCCTAAGGAAGAAGCAGAGCAATTAGTAGCTACTAAAGGTATTGATTATTCTGCTCTTGAATCTGAGTGGCAAGATAAAGGTTCACTATCTGAGGATACCTATAAGCAATTAGAGGACGCTGGTATCCCACAGAATATGGTGGATGCTTACATTGCTGGTCAAGAAGCACTTACTCAATCAGCTATTAAGAGTATGCACAGTATCGCAGGTGGCGAAGCTGAGTATAATGATATGATTGAGTGGGCGCAGGACTCCTTAAGTGAGTCTGAGATTGGAGCTTTCATTCAATTCGTCTTTAACAGACAATGCAAAAACAGAGTTCGCTATACAAGGTTTAGCTGCCAGATACAGGGCTGAGAAAGGGCCCTCATTAATTCGAGGTAGCAGTTCTCCCTCATCATCCGCAGGTTTCAGCAGTAAAGCTGAGATGACCCAAGCGATGTCTAACCCACAGTATGCACGAGACCCTGCTTTTAGAGCAGATGTGCAACGAAAGGTTGCCCTTAGTTCATTCTAGGGTAAGCATTGGTGGCGTTGATTACTCTCATCTCCTTAGGCTTTAAGATAACCCCTCCCTCTATATCTTATGTTAGCCCTATCGCCACCGATTTACCTCCTCAGGTTTACCAGGGGTCCCTATTCAAGTACAGCTATATTGTTGCCCAGATGTTTATACCGAGGTATAAGCTGAAGGATACCCTCAGTTAATAGTACTGACAGGTCGCGTAGTAACCTAAATACTACAAAAAAACAAACCGTACAATAATATAATTTAATAGGAATAAAATAAAATGGCATACTCAAATGTATCCACAGGTGTAGGCACAACTCGTACATCAGGCGTTTCGGACCGTTCTTTAGCGGTAAAAGTTTTCTCAGGTGAAGTATTAACTGCCTTTGAAAGCGCAAACATTTTTTTAGGTAAAGTACAAAATCGTACTATCGCCTCTGGTAAATCAGCGTCTTTCGCTGTAATTGGTAAATATGCAGCAGCAATCGATACTCACGTACCTGGTACTGATATCACTCCAAACCTTATTAACGCAGGTGAGCGTGTAATTGAGATTGATGATCTTAAGTATGCCTCAGTATTCGTTGATAGCTTTGAAGAAGCAATGCAACACTATGAGACTCGTTCTCAGTACTCAACAGAAATGGGTCGTCGTCTTTCTAAGACCGTAGATTTAGCTGTTATCGCTCAATTAGATGCCTGTGTCGCAGGTGCTGCTAACGCTGGTGATACTAATGGTGCTGAGGGTCAACCTGCTGCACAAACAGCTATCTCAATTGGTACTATTGCTGCAGGTGCAGCTAGTGGCCTTAAAGGTGATGCTATTCTTGCTGCATTGTTTGATGCTGATACTGCTATGGAAGAAGACGATATCCCTGGTGACCGTACAGTAGTAATGTCTCCTAAGAACTACAACCGACTAGTACAGTCTGGTGCAGTTAATAAAGATATGACTACTGCTAATGGCGGCCTTGATTCTGGTACTGTAACTATGGTTGCTGGTCACAAAATCTCTGTGTCTAACAATGTTAATACTAATGATATCTATGTGTTCACACAGAATGCTGTTGGTGTTGTTAAGTTACTTGACATCAAATCTGAAGTTAACTATATCCCTGAGAAATTAGGTGACTTAATGACTTCGACTTACGCTATGGGCTTCGGTATTTTAAATAACGGCTGTGTAGTTAAACTGTCTACTGACGATTAATACACAATAGTATAACTAAGGGTTCCTACGGGAGCCCTTTTTTTTGATTTTAAAGAGAGATTCTATGACAGAACTTGACGGAGTGAATATTGCACTTCAAACAATAGGTGAGATGACACTAACCACGGCTACCAATATAGCTGATGTGTACGAGGCGAGTACTGCCCTAGAAATTCTTACTGAGACTAGACGTACTGTACTAACAGAGGGTTTAAATTGTAATACAGACTCTAAGTGGGAGATGACAGCAGATACTAATGGCTACATTGCTGTCGCAAGTAACATCCTACGATTAGAGGCTAGCTCATCTAGTTATTTTTATATTATGAAAGATAATAAACTATATAATAAAACAGAGCATACATTTATCTTTGAACCCTCCTCTACACATGAAATAGATGTAGTATGGGATTTAGAATTTGATAATATACCTCATACTATAGCTTACTATATTGCTATAAGAGCAGCACGCTTAGTATACCAAAGATTAATAGGTAGTACAGATATCATACGTATACTAATGGATGATGAACAGAAAGCTAAAGAGAAGATGATTGAACACGATACAGATACTCGTGATTATAATATCTTTGATAGTCCAGCTATCAGGTTACCGAAATGATTAACTGTCACCCCAGTATTGTTGAGGGTGTCCAGAAGCGGCAACCTGCGCTTATTGTTAGTACAGATACCACGATGCCTGCGGATGTCTTTATTCACATGTATGACCGTGGTGCAGGGGATGAGCAATACATACTCGTAGTTCAGGATGGTGCATGGAAAGCTTTTGATGCTGTCACAGGACTAGCTATAAATGGTATGGATTGGGTATATGATTCATACTTAAATCTAACAACAGGTGCTACAGCAGCCACCTCGTTTTCTATGGTAACCGTGGGTGATACCACATACGTAGTTAATAAGACTAAGACTGTTACTACCGATGGGATTACCTCGGATAATGGAGACCCTAATTGGGAGACTAATTTCTACTACTGGGTTAAGAGAACAACAGAAATAAGATTCGGAGAGAATAGTTCTGAAAC